CTTGGCCACCGTGACACTCAGCGCGGCCTCGCCGGATGACCGCCGCCCCTTCCGCCTCCGACCTCGCCTCCCTCTAGCGCGCGCTGACCGACCAAACGTTGCGCGAGAGGGTGCCGGGGGGCAAACGGTGGTCGCCTGCGGCGACCCGATTCCATCCAACTATTTCCCCCGTATTTTCTGTTATTTTCTTTCTGCTTGCAGTTTTTTCTTGAGTTTTAAGAAGTTGGGGTTTAGTGTGGCGGTGATGAAGGTTTGTTTCAGCACGTACGTTCGCTTGGAGTGTCCGATGTGCGGTCGGCTGCTTGTAAACACACGGATGTTTTATAAGACAAAGAATAGAGTCGCCGTAGTGTGGCGTCATACGAAGGTTAAGGCGGGGATTCCATGTGTATTTTCTAGGAAGCGTTTCCGGACGATTATGCCCCAAGTTGTGGAGGGAGTTGAGGTACAAGACCCAAAGGCCGGTTGTTGACTTCGGAAAGTGGAGGAATTATGGACGGAGAGGCGAAGGAATATCTGATCGACTTCGACACAAAGATCATGCCGGGGAAGATACAGGCGGTGAGGGTGGTGTTGGATCTGGTGACGATTTCGGACATGGAGCAGCCGTTCCGGATTGACCTGTGCGACCACCCGCTGTATCCGGAGTTGAAGCGGTATGTGCTGGCGAATCAGTAGGCCGGCTAAAAATTTGGAAGTTCCGAGGTTTCTATGAGGAAGGTACCGGGGTTGTTTTTGCTGATGCTGTTGACGTCGGGGTGTGCATCGCGGCATGCGTATATGAGCCATCCGATGGCGTTGGGGGCACCGGTTTGGCAGTGTGCGAACTCGGACTGCAGTTTGGTGCGGATGTGGGAACCGAGTCAGTTGACGCCGACGGGGTGCGTGCTGCATACGATTGTGACGGTCGGGCATGTGGCTTGGGAGTGTCGGAAGCCGAAGGCGGGGGAAGTGGTGGCGGGGGGAAGGTGGATATGGAAGCGGTAAGCCCAGTCGTTCCGGGAAACGAAGACTTCGAAGTGGTCTACGCGAAAGACCAGCCGGAGTACACTCCACTGCCGGTTTTGAGAACCGAAAAAGCGCTGCTTTCGCGATGGAAGTTTACGGACGAGGAACGCGCTCACGTGGCGGCTGGCGGTGACATGTTTATCTGCGTGCTGCACTTTGGTGGGACGTTGCAGCCGATTATGCCGATCGCAGACACTCCAGAGAGGGCGATGCAGATCATGGTCGAGGCCGAGGGATGACGAACGAGATTCCGACCGTCCCCTGCCCGTCCTGCGGTGCCCAGGCTACGGAGTCGAACTCGATGATCTTCTGTGGAAAATGTAAGCGCTGGTACGGCGTCAAGAAGCCGGAGAAGCCGGAATGACGGTTGAGGATGCTGAATACTTCTGCGCTCTGCTCAGGCGAATGCCGCCGGAAGAAGTGACGCGGTTTACCGAATGGATGGCGGAGGCGTTGCGTGAAACGAAGGCGATGGAAGCAACTTCCGGAGAGTGAAATGGGAAGCGTAAAGATCACGGTTGAGTTGAAGTGCGCGCAGTGCGGAAAGAAACTTTCCACCAAGGGAAAGGCGGTTAGTGGTCGGAGGTATTCCCATATTCACATGCCGGATGTTTGGGAAACTGACTGGATCAAGAACGCCGATTTCCACCAATCCTCGATCAATATCACCAAGGGATACAACTACCACGACGGGGACGACGACGACATCTACTGCTCCCGAGAGTGCGTTCTCGAGTTCGTGGCCAAGATTCTTCCGAAACTGAAAACCGAAAAAGAAGACGAAGATTGAACGAGATCCCCCACATAGTGGTCGACGTCGTTGCGGTGGCGATTGTCTGTGGGTGCTTTATCGTTTACGGAATTTTCCAGATGACCGGAGGGATTGTGGGAAGCGGAAGGCACGGAAGACGCAAAGGATCAATCCGTAATTACTCGTATGCTGACATGCCGAAGCGTCCGGAGTACGTTGATAAATTGATGCAGCGAGCCGCGCAATACGACTCCGAAGTCCAAGTCTTGGACTCTCAGAAAGTTCCTGAGTCGACTGCTCTCGATTCAATTCTCAACCCCAGCAGGAAGTACCGATTCAAGGAGACCTTATGAGCTTCGCGGACACAATTAAAACCTACGCGCCGGGATTCAAAGGCAAGCTGATGTTCGACGTCATGCCGTGGATGTCCGACGGAAAGGTTCATCGGGTGTCTCGCTACAGTTCCATCGATCCGGCTGTGATTGCGAACCAGTTGGCGCTCGTAAAACTGGCGGGCGGCGCCGGCATCCGTGTGACTTGGGAAGGTCCGAGTCCGACGTACGCTTTCAGCCATCAGGCCACGATGGAGCTCTGCAACCAATGCGCGGAGCAAGGCTTGCTGTTTTCTCTGATCATCAACCCGCAGGTGAACGGCCAGGCGAACTGGTGGCTGGATCCCGGGTTCCTTGCGATGGTGAACTCTCCAGCGTACATCCCGGAAAAGTTCCTGTGCGACTTCTCGACCGGGATTGATTACACGAAGGTGGCTCTGCCTCCGGGGTTCTCGGTTCTGATGAACCAGAAGGGATTCGGATGGGCGAACGCCTACGACGCTTCGTCGTCTCTTTCGGGTGCGGTCAACTATAACGCTCTGACGCTTTCGCAGATTCAGGACACGAACAAAACGGCAACGATGAAGTGGCCGTTTCTGACGAACGGGTTTCAGGATGCCGGGTATCCGCTTCCTGCCGGGGTAAAGCCAACTGCCTTCACTGGGTCTCGGGATTACGCGCATTCGGTCTGGACTTCAGCGAAGCTGGCTCGAGCGATCGACCACGAAGCCGGGAATTTCTTCTTGGACTGCGTGGCGGCTTTGCTGCTCTGTCCTACGGCGCCGTACTGTGGAATGGTCTGGAACGATGCGGACGAGGGAGCTGGATGCGAGCACTTCCTGTCGGCGTTCTTTGGGATCCGGATCGGGAAGTAGATGCGTCCAGAAGTTCCCAATATCGTTCAGATGTGGGTCAAGCCGTCCAGAGGTCGGTACAACGACCGCTGCATTATCAACTGCCGCTATGCGGACGGGATGCTTGGTTGGGCAACGTGGAGAGCCGCCAAGCCTCCCAAAGTGTTAGACGCGAAGGATTACTGGATGTATCTCATGGCGAAGCTGACGATAGTAAGCGATTCGATGGAGCACTTCTGGCTGCGCGACATCGCGAAGGTTCCGGAGTTCCAGCGAAAAAATGGCTGACATAATCAAGACGTGGCCTTCGTTCATGTCGCGAGAGAAGGTTCTCCGAATCTTTCGCATGCCCTCGGCCGAGTTCTACTTTGTCGTTGGTGCAGGGAAGCCGAAGCAGGCGATAGAAAGAATCTGGTACACCCACCAAGGCGAGATTCTCGGATACTTCAACGTTCGCGAGATAGTGTGCAACGTTGGCCAACTCCCGAAGCTGCGCAGTCTCGAGAACCGCGAGAGCGAGTGGCAGATAAAGCGGGACCGCTGGGTGGCTATCTGTCCGGGTCCGTTCACTCCGCGACCGGGAGATGAACCTGTCTATCACGACAGTTTTCGCGGCTTCCACTATTTCAAATTCGACGAGTATTCCGAAACGATGGAATCGAGGATTGCTATATGAGCTTTCCGAAGACGCTGGATGACCTTCGAAACTCCGGCTACAAATTCACTGGCGGAGCGAACTGCCGCGGCTGTGGCGCGGACATTGAATGGTGGCAGACTCCGAAAGGAAAGCGGATACCGATGGATCATGGGACCGCTAATCCCCACTGGGCAGCGTGTCCAAACGCTCAGGACTTCCGACGTCCAAAGGTTGGCATGTCGGATCATGAAGCAAACCGTGAGGAATAGATGGCGGTTACTCTCTACCGATGCTCGAAGTGTCGCGGAGTGTTCAACTCCGTATTCGACACATTCGGCGGTCGTCTGTGTCGGGATTGCAAGCTCATAGCATCCGGCTACGGAGGCGAGGTAAAATTCGCTCCGGCGGAACAGGTTAAGATCGTCGGAGACGAGGAGGAAACCGTGGGCGGAATCGGAGTTCAGTCAGCCGTCGGTCTGCAAAAAGAGCAGGCACAAGACCTGTACAACAACGCTCCTCCCGGAGTGCTGTCGGGTTCCTCCGGTTACCAGTTCAAGTTCTCCGGCTGGCAGGAAAAGTTCCGCTCCGAAGAAGGTAATAAGTACTACGATATCAACAGCAACACCTTCGTAGAACGCTGGCCGGACGGAACCCTTGTCCGATACGACGGTGATGGCAAGGTAGTAGAGGCCGTGCCGCTTCGCGATCAGACCGCCGAACAGAAGGTTGTGCCTACGTTCCTGAATGCCGAAAAGCCGGAATCTTCCCCGCACGATGCCATCCTGAAGCCGTCGAGAAAACTAAAACTCCTCGCAGAATAAACTTGCAAGCGTAACGGCTTCGGAGTAGAGTTTCCTTCGTGATCTCGGAAATGATGTGGCAGGAACCTTTCGATACGATGGAGTCAATCACGGAGCGTGCGCTGACTCGCGCGAGTGAGACCGGGGTGCCGCAGCGGTTCGAGTTCGATTGGAAACTGTTCGAGGCGCAGCCGGACAAGCCGGGTTTGGGAATCGTACAGATGATCGGAGAGGTCCGGCGAGATTCAGGAAGGTACATGGACCCTCGGCTGTACGAAGCACTGAGGTATGTGACGGAGGAGATAGTCCAAGAGTGGACTGTTCCGGACATTGTGAACGTCCTCAAAGGGAGCGGAACCCGATACATTCTGATAGCCGGGCCGAATACAAAATGGCTTCGAGTTGTCCAAGATGAAATCTATAGATCGCTTGGCGACTCGTACTTTTATTCAATGTCTCCTCGTATGCTCAAAACCTGCGGCGACATAACAGTCTACTTTGAGGTAGCAATAATAGAAAACGAGGACCGATTTCGCGGCATCAAGTTCGATTACGCATTTCTGGAAGAGAGGCAAAGAGAAGTCATGGGCGGAAACTACAACAAGTTCCCGTATCGCTCGATCAGCGCGGACCGTGCGCGTTGGGAAGCGCGGCAGGATCGTGACGTCCGAGCCGCCGATAAGTGGGCGAACTTCCAAGAGATTGAGAAGGACCGCATGGCGGCCATCAAAGCCAAAGCGGAAGAGGAGCGGGATCGCGAGGCTAGGATGATGACGCTGAAGCCGCGAGGGATTGGGGCGTCGATTATGTCGATGAAGTCCTTGCAAGACGCCTACGCAGCGGCTTCGTTCAACGGCGACTCCGCATCCGCTATGCAGGTTTCTGAGACCGCGATGTTTACTCTGAACGAAGCGCAGAAGCAGTTGATGGAAAAAATGTCACTGGACCTTAAGCCTCCAAGGATGTTCGGGTTTGCGGAGTCCACGGTTGGCGGTTTTCAGTCTTTCCCTAACGCTATGCCTGGAAATGTGTTCTGGTTAGGACCAGTTACCGAGTGGCCAACTCCTACCCAGACTATTGATTCCGCCCAGTTACTGCAGCGGCTGCAAACCATCGAGCGAGTTCTCGGTCGTCATCTTCGCGAACAACTGGCGGCTGCTCCGAGCCAAGGTTCGGTGTACGCATCGGGACCGGGGTACGCGGTGACGGCATTTGAAATCCGGCAGGTAGTCCAAGCCTTGGACTCGGTGAGAGGTGTGCCGATTCCGCTGCAGTGGGGTGTTGACCTAGGCGATGCTGACTTCACGGCTCAGTCTGAGGACGGAGAAAAGATTGTTCTGTCGAAGGACGGAGACCGCTTTGACTCTGGGGTGCTGTTCGATCCGGCGAACCGTCCGATTCGTAAATTCAAGTTGAAGGAGCTCGCGGCATGAAGTTCTCGGAGCACATCGTCCTTGGCAGTACGCTGGTGAAGTTCAAGTCCTGCGTGTTCTTGCAGGAAGGATGCGGGTGCCTGATCGGGATGGCCGGAGCGTCCCTTGGAGAAACCGACCTCGGCGGTCGAGCGAGCGCTGACAGGATTACCGAACTTTTCCCCTGGCTGACCAAGATGCGCGTGGTTCGCTGTCCGGTGTGCTCCGTGACGCAGTACAGTTATTGCGAAAGCGTTTCTTGCGTGGCTTACCACGTCGAGGTCGGAGAGATGACCTTCGAGCAGGCTCTGGACTACATTCGTTCGATCGAACCTGCGGATGAATTTCCGAATCAGGAAGTTCCGGTATGGAACCGATATCACGGAGTCGGCGCGTGAGCGCGGCTATCATCAATCCCGGGCTGGACGCATCCGAGTGGACGATGCTTCTCCGTCTCTTGGACGAGTGCAGCGAGGAACAACTGGACACCATCCGCGGCATTGTTACATCCGCAAAGGAAGAAAAGGTTCCAACTATGCCAAAGGCAGAATCTCCCTCTCCGGTGAAGTCGACTCAACTTGCGATTGAGATTTGGGATTCGATGAAGGGTCCAGAAGACCCAGCCGCATCCGAGTTGCCGGATGAAACGATGGAGAGGATCACTATGTTCGCGAAAGTGATTCGAAACCGGACTCTGGACGAGATTGCGTCGGCGGTCGATAAGGCGTACTCGAAGTTCACGGCGACCGTGGTGGATTCGATCAAGAATCAGAAAGAGTAGTTTGTGCGGAATTGCACATTTTCATCGGTCTCTCAGGAGTAAACTTCATCTGCATTGAAATCTTTATTGCGGCTTTCTAATCGGTCGTGCTAGGTTCAAAACCATGAGGGCAATAGCGGTAGCGATCTTCGTTCTCGCGGCAGTAGAAGTCTTTAAGTCAATCTACCTTGGAAGGAAAATTCACATGTCGACAGTCACGGGGCAGCAAGCATTGACAGATTTGGATACTCTCTTCGCAAATCTGACCGCAGCCATCCAGCAAGCCGCGAACGAATTCACGGCTCTCCTGCAGGCTATCCAGAACAACAACGGCGTCAACCCGGGAGCGATTGAGACGTTGGTCACGCAAGGCCAAGGTCTGGTTGCCAACCTGAATGCTGCAGTCGCAGCCGCTCAGGCCGCAACGAATCCGGCGGTTGTTGCCATCACCATTGCTCCGAATGCAGTCACCATGCAGGTCGGAACCACTCAGCAGTTCACGGCTTCGGTCACAGGGTCTCCGAATACCGGGGTCACCTGGCAGGCGCAGTCCGGAACGATTGACGCGAACGGTTTGTACACGGCGCCGGCCACGGCTGGAACCGATGTTGTTACGGCCACTTCGGTCGCAGACACGACCAAGAGCGTGACGACCAGCATTACGATCAATCTTCCGTTCACGGTTGGAGTGACGGTTGATCCGGCGACTGTGACTGTGGCGCGCGGACAGGCGCAGGCGTTCACGGCGTCCGTGACTGGCAGTTCGAACACGGCAGTAACGTGGTCAGCTCTGTCGGGAACGATTGATCCGAGCGGGAACTACACGGCTCCGGCGACTCCGGGGACTGACACGGTGACCGCGATCTCTGTGGCTGATCCTTCGAAAAGCGCTGCCGCATCGGTGACGGTCAGCTAATTACACTCAGGTCTTGAGTGAAGTGAAAGATAAGCCGCCTTAACCGGCGGCTTTTTTCTTGCGCTTGCAGTTAAGTAGTGGTAGATTCCTTTTGTGCAAGCGACAACTACCTTCTGTATCCCCTGCCGTAATCGAAGACGAATCACTCCAGCAACGCGGTTAGTGGGACAGGAGCCGTGGTGCGAATCGTGTTTCGGAGGAATAGACGGAGACCTTGACCAGTGCAAGGTCTGCGGAAAGTTGCTCGACCCAAAAAATCAATCCGGCGTGTGTAAGTGCTGCCGCAATTCCGGCGCCATGTACCATTTAAACAAAAAGGAAATCAATGGAAATCAAAGCTCTGCCAAAGCCAGCCAGCATCTTGTTGTGGGATAAAAAACTTCGGGAAAAGCCGTGCGATAAGGTTGTGAAGTTCGACGAAGAACTAGCCTTCTTGGGAGAAGTATTGAAGTCAACCTGCTACGTGAACAACGGCTGCGGCATCGCGGCGCCACAGATCGGGGACTTTCGCAGAGTGGCGCTGGTTCACTACCCGGCAGAGTCTGAGGCGTTCGTGATGGTGAACCCGGTGATTGACGAGATCAATTCAAAGGGAGAGCAGATTGACTTCGAAAGCTGTCTAAGCCTGCCTTGCAGTACGTCATCCGGCGAGCGCGTGCGACGAGGCGCTAAGGTGCGGCGGTGCCGCGACATCGTGTACTCGTATCAAGACATTACCGGGAGAAGGATAGAGGCGACGGCGACCGGGATGCTGGCGCGGATCATCTGCCACGAATCTGATCATCTTTCAGGAATCTTCTACATCGACCGCATCAACTCCATCGCCAGAGACTTTGTGATGCGGGACTACCAGAACTTCGTACGGCGTCTCAGCGTTTCTGATTGACAACCTAAAAATTGAGTGTAGTATCGCGACTTCCAGTTTTGTGCTTCAGGAGCGTTGTGTCGAGAAAGCCCCAAATACATAACCTCTTCCACCAGAAAGCCGCATTCGGCCAAGGGTGCGGCTTTCCCCTCCTATCGTGAAAATATTACTTCTCCAACTCGACGGAAAGATTCCGAATCTGGCTCTCATGCGAATTTCCGCTCATCACAAAGCATTGGGCGATGACGTAGAGTTGCGAGTGGTTGGCAATGCCGCTGCGGTTGAGCGTGGACTCTGGGATTCGATGGACAAGGTTTATGCGTCTGCCATTTTCACTCGAAGTAAGCCGCTATGTGATCGCCTTTTGGAAGTCTACCCAGATGCAGTAATCGGCGGGACCGGGTGGAATCTGAAAGCAAACCTGCCGAAGATTGGAATCTCCACCCGCGAAACCGATTACTCGGTGTACCCTCTGTTCCGTCAGTCCTTGGGGTTTACCCAGCGAGGATGTCGACTGAAGTGCTCATTCTGCGTCGTTCCGGGGATGGAGGGAAATGTCACCAACGAGGCGGGAATATATGACATCTGGCGCGGCGGAACATGGCCCAAGGAGTTGCTTCTTCTAGACAACGATTTTTTCGGGCAAGGTCTATGGCGTGATCGCATTCGTGAGATTCGAGAAGGCGGATTCAAGGTCAGTTTCAATCAGGGGATAAACGCTCGCTGCATCACGGACGAAGCCGCCGAAGCCATAGCCTCTGTTGACTACCGTGATGACTCCATGAAGACGAAGCGGATTTACACGGCATGGGACTCCCTTGGCGACGAGGAGCGACTATTCGCGGGACTTAACAGGCTAGTCAAGTACGGCGTGAAGCCGGATCAAATCATGGTCTATATGCTCATCGGCTACTGGCCGGGGGAAACCGCTGCCGACCGAGAATACCGCCGCATGAAACTCCGCGAGTTCGGAGCGCGACCGTATCCGATGCCTTACGTTCGGAACAAAGAAAACGTCGGATTCCAGCGCTGGGTAATAGGCGCATACGACAAGACCATTCCATGGAAAAGATGGGAAGAGGCCAAATATGAGCCTCGCAATCTGCAATGCTTTCCCCTCCGCTTGCAGTAGAAAAAAGTTCGGAGTACATTGACTCTCATGGCGACAATCAAAGCCGCAGTTTGTGGAGCGAGCGGTCATACGATATGCTCGATGATGACCAAGGAAGTCCAGATCCCCGGAACTCAGACGTGGGCTCGCCAGTACGAAATTCTCTGTACGCAATGCGGAACGTCCCTCGAAGACATTCGCAAAGAGCGCATTCCTAGCACTACACCCCGAGTTCGAAAACCGAAAGCAGCGCCGGTTGTGGCGCCAACCCCAGTGGAGGCAGCATGAGTGTAACGACCGTGGTACCCGAGAAGCCGAAAGTAGGACGGATTCCTAATCTGAATCCCTGGGCAGCTCCAGCGGTTGCATGTCCGAACAAGGGGTGCAATAAGATTCTATTTCCCGTACTTGCGGACAATCCGAAGGGCGGAGAGAAGGAACTTCGCTACGACTGCGAGCCTTGCGGATACAGTTTCTACGCCAGTTTGGTTCACGTTCAGGGGCAGTGCAAGCCTCTGGGACAGCCGAACAAGAAACTGCCGGATATGACGGAGAGGTCGACGACCGTAGGGGTGTAGCCACATGAAGTTCATATACATGCCGTACGAGCGATGGGACGCGATGTACGACTCGATGCCGGAAGAGTTAGTCTGCCCAGTCGTCATTGGCGGTAACCTCATGGCGATCGACTTTGATGGCGAGAAACAAAAAATAAGAGTAGTGCGCGGCCTTGAGTCCCATATTGGCTTAGTCGAACGACGCATGCTCCGCGATGACTTCGACACTTCAAGACCGTCGGTACTCGGGACCGGAGTCATCGCCAACCAAATGGCGAAGGAATTGATCGACGAAGGTAAGGTGATTCCAAATCGACCAGCGCATGGAGCGAGCGACGTAACCAGGTTCTACAAACGGCGCCCGGCGTATCCAGCGGTGCCTGTTGATTGCAGCCCCAGTCCCGCAGAGGAATTGGAGCAGCAGCGAATTCAACAGATGTCGCGGCACGACGAGGAGTTCAAGCCTAAGAAAACAAAAAATCGAAAGAAGGACGTTAAGAAGGCGAAGCGGAAGCGGAGATGACCGAGTGTCCGTGGTGTGAACTGGAATACGATCTGACGCCGGAGACGGCTCACTTGGCAATCTGTCCGGTGTTTCAGACTTCGCCTGTGGCGGAAGTCCGGGACGTCCGGACGTTCGTGGCGCTGCCGTCTGAACCAACCATTCTCTGTGAGCGCGTAAGGATTCAGTGAAAGACGCGGAGCACCACGATACCCCGCACGATGCGCTCATTAAAGCATTAGAGCGTGTCGATGACATGGAAAGCGTTCTTATCATCTACGAAGGAAAAACTGGACTCAAGGCCGGAAGCTTCGACAGTGATTTGAGCGTCATGGGCGCGATTTATCTGGTTGAGATTTTCAAACACTGGCTGCTGTCGCACGCGGTTGACTCAAAGGACTAAAAATGGCAATTCTCGACATGTTTGGCCGCAAGATCGAAGTGGGAGATCTGATCGTCCACCTGTCACCAAAGAATCATCCTCTAATGGTTCAGGAAGTAATCGAACCATCACTCCTCGGTGCAACCCCAGGGCAGATACCGTGCGGCGAACTTCGGCTTTCTCTGGCCTACGGTGAGCCGGTGCCGAATCCGAACCGAGCGCCGAATGTCCAGTTCTCCGATTTAATGATCGTGATGAAGGCTCCAAAACAACAAATCCAATGAACTCAACTGTAGAGATTGTCGTCGCGGTCCTTGCAGCTATGCTTGGCGGCATGGGCCTGTGCGCGCTCGGGGTCTTCTGCTATTTCATGCTGCAGGGCATGAAGCAACTACAGCAGGCAGCCGAGAAGGTTGTGGCGGCAGTGGCGGTCGTCTCTAAGATGGAAGCTATGCTTGGAGATGGAAGCCCAATGGCTCGAGCAGCTAAGTCGGTGAGTGCCCTGAGCGAGAATCTCCCGATGATCATGGGCGGGTTGAAGTCTTTCTCGACGACGATGGACGTGTTCCTGAAGGTCGCGTTAGATGAGAAGCAGGTCGAGAAAGCAGTACGAACTCCAATACCGGGAGTGAGAACTAGAGTAGAGGAGTTTGTCGACGAGTCCGGATTCATCCCCTATTCGGAAGAAAAAGCCGCGCAGTACGAAGTTGAGCGCGCAGCGAATGCACAGCGGTTGGAGTTGTCGAAGGACGAGATGGCAGGGATGCGGACGGACAAAGAACAGGCAGAAGAACCGCAGGCGGAGGAGGCAATATGAGTTATCAGGACCGCGTAAATGAACTGGAGCAGGCATCGCACACGCAGACTCCGATGCCGCAGTACCAGTGCCACAAGAAAGCCTGGGCGCTGAAGATAGCCGAGATCGAAGTGGTTCGACCAACCATCGCAGACCTTGAGGCGATTTTGAATGACTGCCCCGGCAACGACAAGGAAGTTTTGGGAGCGGTGATAACTCCCGCAGATAACGGGTTCGGTAAGTTCGGGGTTTCCGATAAGTACATGCGCAAGCACGATCCGAAAGTCGGAGGCTACTACGTGGTGTACGATGACGGGTACAAGTCGTTTTCTCCGGCTGCTGCTTTCGAAGGCGGATATACTCGAATCTAGTCACCACTTGACGTAACCCACAGCTTGTCCAATACTTGGACTCGATGGCAACCACCAGCATAAGCGCCACTTCCCCGTTAGCTCTTCGGCGGTACCAGCGCAACACCGAACTAGGTGAAGGCATCCCCGAGATTGCTAAATCCGAGGGAGTGACTGAGGAAACCGTTCGGCAGTCGATCAATGCTGTCCGCCTGTACCGCACCCGCCACAAAGTAGAGTACGCACACGAAGCGCTTGTTGGAGTCGTGTTAAACACGGCTCCGAAGATTCAGCGCACGCTGGATAAAGTTCTGACGGCGAAAACCGAGATCACGATTGGCGGGAAGGTTCGCAAGGTCGACGACTTGTCGATGCAGTTGCGCGGGGTTGAGATGGTCAAGGGCATTGTGCAGACCGTGCAGCCGAGGGGCCCGTCTACCCAGGTGCAGATCAACAATGCAAACTTGGCCAAGGCGCACGGCGAGCGCGTGGCCAGCAGTTCGTACGTTGGCATGGAAGACATGCTGACCGACATTATGAAAGAGCAGGAGGCGAATCCGGAACCGGAGCGCCGGCAGTTGACAGGAGCCAAGCTAGAAACCGTTCGCGGGGAATACGAGGAAGTTGAACCCGCGGATTCCGACGATGAGTGACATTCCCCGCCGGGATCCTCTGATCAATGAAGCTCTGGAAATTCTGGACCGGCACTGGCGCCGGTCAAAGTTTGACTACGCTATCGCGTTCAACACCCTCGGTTCGGTTGAGCGGCAGTTCATTCGACAGGAACTGAAGAAGTGCGTCCTCTCCCCCAGGTACTATCTCGAGAACTACCACACCATCCAAACGGAAGATGAAGGGTTCAAAACCCTGTATCCGTTCTGGGACTCGCAGGAAATCTTCTTCAACGAAATCATGTCGATGGTCAAGGCCGCAGTCCCGGTCAAGATCGTTGTGCTGAAGGCTCGGCAGCTTGGTCTGTCGACAATCTCGGAAGGTCTGATCTTTCATCGAACGATTTTCAACCGCGCTATCAACTCGCTTATCGTGGCGCAAGACCCCGGACAGTCGGCGTACCTGTTCGATATGTTCACCCGCGCGTATGACAACCTGCCGTGGTGGATGCAGCCTGAAAAGTTGTTCCGGTCGAAGGGTCGATACATGGTGTTTGCGACGGACAAGCCGGATCGCGAGGGATTGAACTCGCAGATCATGGTTGAGTCGGCCAACAAGCTCACAGGAGTTTCGGTAGGGAAGACGATTCGTGCCGGGCATCTTTCGGAGTTGAGCGCGTGGGATGATCCGACGACGCTGACTGAGCAAATCTTCCCGACCATGAACGCGAAGGACGAGCTCGCCATCATGGAATCTACGGCTCGCGGCCGGAGCGGGACGGGAAAGTTCTGGTACGACTTCTGGAACAACTGCGTCAACAAGTGGGGAGACGGACTCTGGGAGTGGAAGCCGGTATTCATTGAGTGGTTCCGTTGCAGTGTGAGTACGATCGACAAGACGGCCAAGGTCGGAAAGTATTCTCGTTCGACCACGGGGACTGCGTTTGTTCCGACAGCCGATGAGTTGGCCTTTCGCGCGAAGGTGCAGAAGGACACTCCGGACCACTTCACGATTCCGGACGAGATGTTGAAGTGGCGCCGGTACAAGATTGACGAGACGGTTGCGGCGACCGGAGATGCTTACGGCTTCACGCAGGAATACCCGGCTACGCACCAAGAGAGTTTCATTTCCAGTGGTACGTGCGCTTTCCCGCGAGACCTGCTGAATCGCATCATGGCAACGGATTGCTGTGATCCAACGTGGGTCGGAGAGATTGAGTACCACCACGACGCCTCGCTTAAATTCAGGGTCCACCTTACGGACGTGCGGGAGAAACGAAGGGCCGATTCCGGGTGGAAGATCCCTTCGACGGACTATCCGGGAGGGCGTCTTCGAATCTGGGAAAAGCCGATGCCTGGCGAAGCGTATTACATCGGAGCCGACATCGCGCACGGCATCGAAGGCCGCGATTATTCCTGCGCTCAAGTTATCCGCATAGGCCGTGGCGGGGCGCCGGACGAGCAAGTGGCGGAGTGGCACGGATGGATTAGTCCAACGCCGTTCGGAGATACGCTCGCGGCTATGGGTTACTACTACAACACCTGTGAGGTCTCGAGCGAGATCAACGACTGCGGCCAGAAGACGTACATGCAACTGTTCCGGATTCTCGGCTATCCGCAACTGTTCCGGTGGAAGCACTATGACCGCGTAAAGAACTTCTACTCGGATTTGATGGCGTGGCAGACGACGAGCAAGACGAGGCCGTTGCTGATCACGAACATGCGCGAGCGGCTCATGGATGGCGTCATCAAGTTGCATAGTTACGAGTTGCTGGACGAGATGTTCACGTTCGCCTCGGACGATGATGGTGGAAGGTTCGAAGGACAGGACAACCACGACGACACGATCTTCGCGGCGATGATTTGTTTGTGGTGCGCGCACGATTCGGATTATGGCCAGCAGGCGGAAATGTCTGCTCCTGTTGGTTCCTCCGGCTATTTTGTTGTAGATGGGCGTGGGCAAGTCGTGGAACAATGCCACAAGAAGAACGAAGACACAAAGCAGTGGGAACCGGTGACGCGGGAAGAAGCGATGAGCCACATGGGAAAGAATCCTACGTGGTCGATTCGGCGGCAGATGGTGAAGCGGGACAATGCGAACACGGAATTTTCCCCGGTTCACGACCGGCAAGGTCTCCGTGCTACGATGCACTATGAAATGGGCGTCGCGGCAGAGCATATTCGAGGAGATAATTTGATCGACGCGCCGATGGAAGATCCTGCTTCAGATTGGCGGAACTACTGATGGCTGTAAATCCCACAACCCAGCGCGAGATGCAGTCGCTCACCTCAGTCTTCGGCGGAAGAAGCAAAACTCCCGCTGCCCTTTTCGAACGTTCGCGGACGGAGCATGCCGGAGAAGTTGTGGCGACTCGGGCGAATGATATGGCGATGGCGTGCCCTCGCTGCGCGTCAACCGGGGATAAAGAGTCGCGGATGTTCTCCCGGGCCGACCAAGGCTACTACTGCCTGAAGGGCCACAAGTGGAACGATTACGACGAACTCATGTCGATGGGGCCGGAGAAGATGCCGTTCAAGGGCATCGTGGCGCGGCAGGATGGGTGGGAGAAACTGCCGGTGAGCCTTCCCGGAAGCGTCAAGAAAGACCTTGAAACTAAGTTTGGCGACAAGCTAGAGGCTACGATCCGAGCGGTTCTGGAAACTCTTTCCCAATCGAAATGCCTGATGGTCCCGGAAGAAGACCTGAAGCGCCTCAACGACCATACCGGGATGGACCTGAAAAACTCCTCGCAACTGGTTGGCGCAGTGTACTCTTTGAAACAGACTACGACCAATCTGGAAGAGCAGAATCGGTTGATGAAAAACAACCGGGCTGGCGGTGCGGTGTCGGCAACCGCGATTGTGGTTGAGTTGGGCGATCTGTGCGCGAAGGTGATTGCGAAAGCCGAAGAACGCGAGACGACGCCAGGGGAAGTGATCTGTACCGTGGTTGAGCAGTACGCCTCGAACGACTGGATGTAGCCTATGCCAATGGGACTCGGAGTCGGTGATTACAGCGGGCTAGGTTCCTTCCGGGGATCCGCGCCAGAGCTTCCTGCTCAAACCTCCGGCAACGAATTCCAATCTTCCGACACCACGCAAGCCATTGCCAGATGGTGCGAAGCCGCTTTTGAGGAAGCCCGAGCCGACCAGCAGCAGTGCGAAGAACTCCAAGAGATCGAGAAGTACATCGACTACCTCCGGGGTAAGCAGTGGCCGGAAGGAAGACCGTCCTACCGCGCCAAGCCGATCAACAACCGGATGAGTCGACTGTTTTGGGAACTTACGGCCCTCCTCACGGACATCAAGCCGGTCTGTGACATCCGTGCAACCGAGCGCGGCAAGTCTTATATCGAACAGGAAGACGTTCTCAATAAGACCACCCGGGCATGGTGGAGAAACAACCGCGTCGACTCCAAAGTAGCGATGACGATTGTCTATGCAATTCTGACAACCGGGTTCGCGAAGATTTGCTGGGATGAAAACCTTCAGTTCGGGGAGGGCGATCTCAGCGTAATCCCGGTCAGTCCGCGGTGCATCCTCCCGCTGAAGCCGGGAACCGACCTGCAATCTTCTGAAGCCGTGATCTATCAGGACGTAAAAGGCGTCGGCTGGGTACGCCGGAAGTACCCAAATCGGGCCTATGCGGTGTTTCCGGACCAAGATGTATCCCAATTTCAAGCCGATGGCGGGGCTCCCGGGAACGTTTCTCCACAGCTTTTCCAGATGCTGACCCCGGCTTTCAAGCGGGTTTTAGGGTCAAAGAACCGCCAAAGCCAGTCCAGCGCCTACCCGATGTGCCGCTACCGAGAGTTCTGGATCAAGGACTACTCGATCAATACGAGTGATTCGACAGTTAGAATCGGCCCAGCCGAAGGAAACGACCGCTATCGGATAGGCTACAACGTGCCTCCGATGATGCGGCTGTACCCGCGCGGCAGGCTGATCGTCATGGCAGGCCGGAATATCGTTCACGACGGTCCCAACCCATACTGGCACGGCTTCTTCCCGTTTGCGATGTGCCGGCTGAATGTGGTTCCGTGGCAGCTTTACGGTATGAGCGACCTGTCCTCATGGAAAGACCTACAGGACATCGTGAACCAAATCTTCGCTGGCGTGATCGACATGATCAAGCGAGCCGTGAACCCGCCGTTGATGTTCCCGGCGAACGCGATCGGAGAGTCGGCGGCTGCGGGAATCGACTTGAGCATGCCTGGCGCGAAGGTTCGGTACAACGCTACGGCTGCGCACGCTCCGCAGGTGCAGCAAACCGCGCAGCTTCCCGGCTTCGTTCTCCAGTTCCTGCAGGGTACCGAGAGAGAAATGGATCAGCAGTCCGGCATCGCAACCGTGGACGAGGCGATGCGCAAGAAGCAGGTGCCCGGCGGCGACACTCTCGATCAGATTCGCAACTCCAAGCAGACTCCGATTCGAATGAAGGGGCGGAACATCGAAGACTTCATCTCGGACTGCGGCATGCAGATGGTGCCAAACTTTTTTCAGTTCTACGATCGCGACCGCCGAGTGTTTCTGCTAGGTAGTGCAGGTTCGCAGCCGCAGGATACGGAGTGGAAGGCGAGCCAGATGGTTCCGAAAGATGTTGACCCCTCGGTGCACATCCGGAAATTCCGGTTTGAGATTGTGGAAGGTTCTCTGCTTTCGATTCAGCGCGTCGAGAAAGTCATGTACCTGTCGAAACTCCGGATGGCCGGGGATCTGGACCGGAAGACGTTCTTCAAGATGCTGGACCGCCTCGAGAACGTGTACATCGACGTCGACACGGTAGAGCAGAACCTGAAGCAGGAGCGCGCGGAAGGTTTGATGGGGATGCCGCCGAAAGGCAAGAAGGGGCAACAGCCCGCGAAGGTTCAATGAGTTTCGAGTATCCAAAGCCGGAAGAATCGAAGCCGGAGGACGGCTATCCGGTTTCATTGTTCGGGTGGGACTTTATGAACATGCCGCTACCGATAGAGTCGGACGGAGTATCTCGAGCGACGCTGCGGTCGCTTCATCGCTTGCCTAATCCAGAGAGCCCGGGATTTATCTATGCGTACAAGAATTACCGAGTTGGATCTCCGGGTATGGGCATAGAGTACGCAGCCGCGTGGCTGATCGCTCACTGGTTCGAGCATCTGTTTGCGACGTGCGCGTGTCTGAATAACGGAGAGAGCGGAAGGTTTAGGTTCGGAGTCATTGAGACTCTAATGGCGAAGGTTCAGTAATGCTCGAGAACACTCGCAAGATTAAATTCGCTCCGAGTAATCAGCCGATTGAACGGCAGGCCGGGCCAGATTTCATCTGGATGAACGCGCAACCTCAGTGCCCGTTCTGTACGATGATCTTTGCAGTGATGCGGGAGAATTACGATCCGAAGACGCGCAAGATGACAGTGGAACATCCCACTGGGCCGATACAGTTCTGCCCGAATCAAGGGAAGCGACTGCGCTACACGATGCCGTGTGTTGAGGTGGAAGAAGTCTAATGGCAGAATCATCCAACGGAAACGGCAATGGCAACGGATGCTACGTTCTCATCGGTGGCGAAAAATTTCCGATCAA